AGCTGTAGCACTAGAAGTGCCATCACCTGTTGATCTAAACATTGTGTATTCTGCTTGACCATCAACTAATGTAATTGAATTGTTTGCTACTTCCCAATAATGAAGACCTCTGTTTCCCCATTCTTGAAACATGATATTTAAAGATCGTCTTGCTGTACGTAATTGATTACCAGATACACCTTGTATACCTAGTCTTTCATAAGACTCTTCTATTATTTCATCAATAGCAAAAGTCTTGTCGAACGTAGTAGTTCCTGAAGTAGTATTTGCCATTTAAACTCCTTAGCCAGTGTATCCGATAGTAACAGAAGTAGTATTTGTTAAATCTAAATATATTCCAGTTCTACATCTGATACCGCTTCCTGGAACATAAATGTCTAGTCCTTCAGTTCCGCAATTACCTTCGAATACTAAAGCACCTGTTGCATCTGTTCCATCATATAGTTTGATATTACTGTTAGCTACGCCTTCAACTTGAATATAAGTTATTCTAGCTGGTCCAATAAATGAACCTGAAGCGTTTGTTGCTCTACCAAATCTACCGTCAGAAGTTCTTGTGGAAAACTGTTGGTCTGATGATGCCATATTTTATCTCCTAATTAATTTTAAATGTGGGGCCGAAGCCCCACAGTAATTATTTATTATTGTGTGTCAGATGTTGAATCAATTCCAAAAATCTTCAACACAATTGTTGTAACAGCTGGTGCTCCACCTGCTCCATGTCCTGGGTCTCCAGATAAAACAAGTTCAACTTCGTCTCCAGCTAAACCTGCAATTCCTGGTGAAAATCCAGACATACCTAGTACACCATTACATCCTAAGAAACCTTTCCAACCAGTTGTGTTAGTAGCTAAAGAAGCTCCGTCAACATAACCGTCTGTATCAGCATCTGTTCCGATGTCAACTAAGTTAACAGCGTTTGCAGAAGCCACAGTTACTACAACACCAATTCCTAATGGAATGAAGTTTGTAGGTATCTGAATAGATGTTTCTTTTCCAGTAGTTGCACCATTTGCAACCGTAATAGTTGCAGTGAACTCTTTTACGCTCATTGTAGATGTAACTGCACCTGTTACTGTACTTTTATCAATTACTTCAAAACCGTTTTCCGATCTTACCGGTCCTGAAAATGTTGTGTTTGCCATGTTATATTCCTCCTAGAATACATAAATGTAGTCCCTAGGGATGTCGACCATACGCGTCTACATTTACTTTGTTTTATTAATGTATGGTGGATAATTTATATCTTAGTTTTATATGAAGTGCAAGAGAGCCTTACGAGAAAGTACGATTTCAGCGATGTAGCTTTTATTAAGTAGCTACTGAAACTTGTGGAGCCGAATCAGCAATTGCATTTTCTCTAGTAGCAATCTTAGCTTCTTCATGCTTAATTTCATTGATAACTTGTCTTATCTTGCTATCAATTCTGACCATATCAAGAGTATATCTACCGTGTGTATTATGCTCTTGTTGCCAGCTCAACTCCAAGGACGTTTTTTGTTTGTAAAGGTCTGTTATCATTTACAATTTCCTCGTATGTTAACCATGTTTTAGCCAGACTATAAAAGTCTGATTTGTCCCAAACTATATCATTTTTTCCTAGTTTGTCAACTATCGCATCTTCTAATGCTTTGCCATCATTAATGGCTTTGACATCAAATTCTGTCCAGTATCCATATGCTCTGATTTTGATTTTGTAAGGTTTTTCCATAGTTTCCATAAGTTGCAAAAAAAATGGGGCCGAATTGTGTCCGGCCCCATTAAATATTTAGTTGCTTACTGATTAAGCACCTGGAGATGAGAAGATACCTCTAGGGTCAGATACGCCAAATACGTATCTTTCTCTAGCTTTGTATCTAACATTGCCAGTATCAAAGTCCCCTTCCATCTTAGTTGTAAGTGGAGCTCTGTTAAAGTGCTTCATACCGTTAGGCACATCTGTAAGGATAAAGAACGCATCCGCATCAGTTAGGTAGTTGTTCACTCTGTATCCTTGAGGAATCATACCCATTGATCTTACTGCGTTGATATCATTATCAGCTGTTGACGTTCTACCTTGAGATTTCATCAATCTCTCAGCGACAAACTGCAGAGCAGAAGGAATAATCATTTTTACTCCTTTAGCTGCAATTTTTAAACCTCTTTCATCAGTGAAAGCGTTGATATCGATCAATGCTTGTTCTAATGAAGTTTCGTTTAAGTCAGACGCGGTAGCAAGCGTGTTCGAGAACGTTCCAGCAATTGTTGGATGTTCTGTGTTGAATAAAGTTACACCATCTCCTGAAGTGAATGTTCCACCAGGATTTCCATTGTTTAATGTTGATGCTCCTTTAACATTTTTCGTGCTCGCCATCGATCTTGCTAATGCTTTTGTGTATCTAGAAGCAAGTCTGTCGTACAGGTTATCTTCAATAGCTTCCTCAGTGATAGCAAAAGCGAGAGCAATTGTCTCGTTAGTGTATCTAGCTGTGAAAGTTTCTTGCGCATTGTCAAAAGCTACGCCAGAACCTTCTGACTTTACTTTTGCTTGTGCGAAACCTGACAACATAACTTCTTCTTCAAAAGCTCTGTCAGATGACTCAGTTGTGTAAATCTCAGACCATTGCTGCTCATAAGATTTATATTCCAGGCCGAACAAGGCGTTCAAACCTGGCTCTAGTTCTTTAACTAGTTGATTACGTGATATAGCCATAGTTTATTCTCCTTATATCCCTGCTCGGTTGTTTCCTAAGATATGCTCATTGATCTGAACTCTAAGAGCAAAGCCCTCAGCGCTAGTATCAGAATGATCAGGATCTTTTGAAACTCCCAAGATTTTTAGTTGTGCTATAGAAGCCGACGTTGTTGCCGAAATTTTTGATTTCGAAATGAACAACGGTGTAACTCCAACAGCAACTACTTGGTCCGCACAGTGTCCAACCTCGTTTTGGTTGAAAGCTGTATCAGCAGACATTACCTCAAACATTTGCATAGGGTCATCATTGATGAACGCTACGATATCCGTTGCAGTGTTACTTGCAGGCGAAAAGTTTGAGAAAGTAGGTTTATTGCTTGTTGCGTCAGTATAAAACACACCGTTAAGTGTACCGAGATTGTGGTCATCAGTATTTCCAGCAGCCAGTACTACACCATCCGAAGTTAATTTCACCATACATGCGTGTGAAATTAAAGCAGAGGAAGCAGCAACTGAATACTCACTTAGAGCAGCGTTGTTATAGTTCTGCGCAATTTTTTTAATGGGTCTGAATCCAAACCCAACTGTTGACGCATTTGCCATATTGTTTCTCCTTATGTAAAACTACTATCCGCAGTTTTACGGTTAACGTTATATTTCGTTGGTTTGGATCGTTAAATTTTTCTAACTATCGTTTGCCACCGAAGGTACGAGATTGCTTATCGATATCGATAGGCATTCTTCTATCCTGTTCCTTCAGTAAATCGTTATCAGTTGCATCAACTTGATCTTGAGCTTGTTGTCTATAATACTCTTCTCGTTGACGCGCGATTTCTTCTGGTACCCTTGTCAGCACAAGGCCTCCGTGACCTATAACCCCAGCGTATTTGCCATCCTGGATAGCGGGAAAATCTTCTTGTGGATATTCATCGACTCTTACAAGTTCATACCCAGATCTTAGTCTTCCTTGTATGTTCTTAGTGTCGGGAACTCCCAAAGTTTCAATCCTGACCCATCTGTGTCGGTATCCGTTTGGCGCGTTGGGCGTATCTAAGTACGATGGTGGAGTCCAAGGTTTGTTAACAGTTTTCGGTTTTGCCGTTGCTGCCTGTGATTTAACTTTTGTTGAATCACTTTGTACTTGGCTCGCACGAGTTGGTTTTTTATTTGTCATATGCTTATACCTCCTTCGTGATTAATTGTTTTGCATACTCTTCTAATGGCACACCTAGTTTTTTCGCTATTGCGACCTGTGATGATGTGAGCCTCACAGATTTGCGACCGGCCTTTGAACTACGCGTTGCAGAGGCAACGTTTTGTGTAGGTTTGCTAGTCTGGTTTTCTACCTTACCAAATTTATGCGGAAATTCAAGTCTTATTCTTTTATCTATTTCTGCATAGTATTCGTTAGATTGAGGATCTAAACCCTCTTCTTCGGTAATTTTTCTATGTAAATCAAACGCAGTGTACGTCATTGCGTTATCTTTACCAAACCACTCGTTTCTACTAGCCCATTCTTCTGCTCTTGGGTCTGGTGGTGGAGCGGCTTGTGTAGGTTGTGTTGGAAGTACAGG